CCTTCAGAAGAAGAGAATAGCATATACCACATCTCTTTGGATATTTCTGGATACAAAGGATAGCCAACAGCCATCATCGCTAAGTATCCAGCAGTTATTTCTACTTTGTTGTAGTCTGTAAAGTAAGCAGGATTCATAGGTCTTACTGCTAAATGATCAAATCTAACAATACCCCACACTAAAGCAATAACTAATAAGCATAACGCAAATATAAATTTCTTCAATTCAAAGCCTCTAGTTCTTTTTCCAAGTGTTCATGAAGAGTACCAACCTTAGTGTCCACTTCGTTTAATATCTTTTTCATAAGAACCACATCCTCTTCTTCAAATATAGTAGCCAGCTTTTCAACTGGCAGTTTACTATACTCGCTCATAACATGTCCTTTGGAATTGACAAATACTTTAAAGCTTACAATATTTCCCTCCATGCTAGGCAACCTTATTGAAGGAAACTTTACCAACGTCACCACGTAAGCCAGCCTTCATGTAGGTAGTTGCACGGCCTTCAAAGAAGTTTTGATGCTCCACACCTAACACATCGTCAAGCCAGTTCAGAGGGTTATCTTTAACATCGTAGTTAGGCTTCAAGCCTAGTTGTAGTAGCCTACGGTCAGCAATGTACCTGATGTACTGCTTCATTTCTTCTTTGGTTAAACCAGTAATATCACCCTGTTCAAACACCAAGTCTAAGAACCTATCCTCTAGGTCAACCATTTGACGGCAAGCCTTGTAGATTTCTTTCTTAAAAGGGTCTGTCCATATGTCAATGTTCTCTTGAATAAACTCTCGGAATAGCTTAGTCATTGCCTCTACGTGCAAGGATTCATCACGTATGCTGTAGGTAATGATCTGACCCATACCCTTCATCTTTCCAAAGCGAGGAAAGTTTAACAGGATTATAAAGCTGCTAAAGAGTTGCAAGCCCTCAGTAAAGCCTGAGTAGATAGCTAGAGCCTTTGCAATAGCGCGTCTATCAGGCACAAGTGAGCTTGTAGCAGCCTTCTCTGGAAGCTTTACAGAGTTTATATACTCATGTTTAGCAGCCATAGCCTCGTACTCTGCAAAGGCTTTATACTCTACCTCTGGCATCCCTACAGTGTCTAGCAGCAGACTGTATGCGTGTTGATGGATAGACTCCATATTGTTAAAAGCTCCCATCATCATACGTGCTTCAGGCTTTCTAAAGATACGCATGTATCTATCGACATAGCCGTTACTGACATCCACATCCGATTGTGTGAACAAACGGAATATCTGTGTCAATAAGTTCTTTTCTTCAGCAGTCATCGTCTGCCAATCTTTCACATCATTGTGCAAAGGTACATCCTCTGGGAACCAGTGCATCTGATTCTGTTGTGAGTAGTAGTCGAACATCCAAGGATGGTCAAATGGTTTGTAGTATTCTCTAGTTGATCGTAAGCTCATTCATTCCCCCTGATTTCAAATTCATGTTCTTCCAGATATTTTTCAAAGCCTTTGTATACCGATACATGAGAGTATCCTACGGCCTTTGCGAAGCAACTGAAAAATTCTGTAAGTTGATCTATATCTATCTCGTTGTCTATACTCATCTTAATAGAATAGTTATCATTACTTGTGAATTTAATCATCCTACATCTCCCTCCTTAATAAAGACACCATGAGTATTCATGCGTCCCTTCCTATCTTTAATATCATCATACGCTACCTTCAGGCATTCCTCTAGGGTAGTGTCGTTCATTATGGCTAAGGTGTTTAACACCACCAAGCAGTCACCAATGTCATCAGTCACGTCACGCTCCTTGGCTATGTTATCCCCTAGCTCTCCTATCTCAGATACAAGCTTGGCAAACTGCGCTAAAGGTGTACTGTTATTTACTATACCACGATTCATGGCCCAAAGGCTTATGAGGTGTATTAGTTCATCACTCATCTTTTATGTTCTCCAAGTGTTCTCTTAGTAGTTGATTGAAACCTATATCAAGTATTAATTGAACGGCAGGCGGTTCTAAATGAAGCTCTACCTCTGCGGAACCATCTTCGTTTTCTTTTACTTCGCCTACAACTATCTTAGGTAGTGTTTCATCTATCATTTTTTCTCCAATGGAAAAGCATTTAAGTTAGCGGCTACTGTACGTCTTTCTCCTTCTCCCTTAAAAGGATATACCATATGTTGTAACCAAGAGGGGAAGAAGTACATCTTACCTACCTCTGGTTTCATAACAACGCACTGAGTGGGCTTGAGGCGCTCTCTGTCCAATGTAGAGCTTTGACCGTAGCAAAAGGCTAGGTAGCCATCACAGTCGCCTGTAGCCCCGTACAGGTTGTACTCAGAGTTAGATGTGCTTGGTTGCTTTGCTATCTGTTCAGGTACTTTAGTCCACGTAGTGCAACTAATACCCATGATGGTCTTAGTACCGTGATCGTGTATTGGATTGTAGTCGCCTTCATAGCTATGTACAGACCATAACTCATCAATCTCTATCTGTCTATCACCGTCTAGCTGCTGACCTGTCATGCCAAAGAAGTTACTCACGTACTGTACAGCCATGTGCTGCGTGTACAGCCTAAACTCTTCTAGCTTAGGGTCAAAGTGATCCATCATTAGCTGCTCACCCTGCTGTATCTGACCAACAAGAGTGCCTGCTGCTGACTTACGATCTTCATCCTCTAAGAGATTATCTAAATAAACATTTAGATTATCAACATGCTTTTGAGGAACCTCTGCTTCCATAAGGAACAAAGAAGGCAGTGGTAGCATTTTAATTTCTAGATCACTCATTCTACATCATGTCCCGCTGTAATGATAACAGACTTAAATACTTCAATCATGTATATAATATCTTTTACATCTAGACCAGCCGTAGACTTAGCACTCATTAGGTCTTCTTCAGTCCAGCCAATAATAAGAACCTGCGCAAATTCATCTTTACAAGTTTCTAAAACTTCGTTAGCCGTGGCTTCTTCAGGCATTAAACTAATTACATTACTCACTGAAGTGTGTCTCCAATACAATTAGTTTATCTTCTGCTTCTGCAATCTTAGCAACAAGGTTATCCATAGTATCAACCAAGTTACCATGCTCTCCTACGCCCACAGGGTTGTCTAGATAGTTCTGCACCTCTGCCTTGTATATATCTATCTCAGCATTGTACAGCTTCTTCATGGCGCTAATCTTTTGGTCTATCATTGAATCCTTCCTCTAACAGTTTTGTGTACTTATCGACATACTCTTTGTAGCTCAATGGTGCTTCACGCCTCTTGCATTTGTCATCCATGTAACTTGCCCACATCTGAGAGCAATAGTAGCTATACAGCCAAAATTGCTCATCTAAGTCCCTATAGTAGTCTAGGTACTCTTTCCATGATACAGACTTTTTTAGCTCTGGTATATAAAATTTAGCCCTGTATACTGGATGTTCTTCTGTCATGCTAACTTACATTCACAAATATAAAGTGCGCCGTAGTAGCTGCACATTTTAAACTCATGGCTTTCACATTTAACTTGATCAGGCCCTAAGTTTTTCCACTTGCTACCGTCGCCTGACGTAGTGCTGCAAGCTGTAAACAATAAAGATAAAGCTAACAATATTTTAAATTTCATATAAGACTCCCAAGTTTGTTATTAATATCGTATAGTAACCAAATCACAAAACCCAGCCCTATAGCAAGGATAGTATGATACCATATCCATCTTACTTTATATATTCTTAATTCTAATCTACGTTCATCTTCAGCTAGATCGTAGTAGTCTATAATATCTTTAATTTTTTTTATCTTATCCTTCACAACTTAAACACTCCTCTTCTAAGTTGATTCTTGGGATTTTAATGTTAACATTCTCTGTATTTCTAGCCGCTGTAGTTCGCAGGTAATACATAGATTTGAGTTTGTTAGCTCCTGTCCAATGTACGTGATTAACGTACTCCAAATACTCATCATGTACCTCCTGTGGTGCAGTAGCTGGTGGTGGTTCAAAGAACAAGTTTACTGACTGTGCTTGGCAGACGTACTTCTGTCGCTGGTAGGCGTGTTCGATAATCCAAATCTGGTTAAGTTCAGGCGCTGTTTTAAATACTTCCTTTTCTTCTTCCGTGAGTTCTTCCAAGTCTTTAACAGAGCCTTCAGCAGCAGCAATATCTTTCCAAGTTTTTTCTGTGTTGATTCCTCTATCTTCAAGTAACTCCTCCAAATATTTATTCTTTACTTTGTACGATCCCGTGAGAGTCTTGTGCGTAAATACGTTAGCCCTTGTAGGCTCAATAGAAGGGCTTGTTCCACCACAGATAATACTACTACTAGCATTAGGGGCAATAGCAAGGAGATGGGAATTACGATAGCCACTATCAGCCATGTCAGGAGCCTCCCCACGCTCTCTAGCCAAACTCCGGGAAGCCATCTGAGATCTCTCTTTGATGAGTTTAAACGCTCTATTGTTGAAGCTGGCGGCGTACATTCCTTCAAAAGGGATTCCATTACGTTGAAGGTAACTATGAAAACCCATCGCTCCAAGACCAATCGCACGTTCTCTATATGCACTATAAGCGGCTTTTGTAAAACCTTTTTTATCCAAGTCAACATGATACTTAAACTCCTGTAAGGTGTCGCACTGTTCTCTTATACCTACTGTTTGTATAGCATTGTCAATAAAGTGTTCAATGATATTATCTAACATGTTCACTAGATCACTGATGAAGAACTCATCGTCTTTCCATTCATCAAAGTATTCTAGATTAACACTGGATAAGCAACAGACTGCTGTACGCTCCTCACTGGTTGGTAGTGTGATCTCAGAGCATAGATTACTCTGGCGTACTTCTAGTCCTATGTCCCTCTGAGACTGTGGTAGAGCCTCGTTACAGCGATCTAAGTTAACAATGTAGGGTTCCCCTGTCTCTGCTCTAGTATGCACTAGCTGCCACCACAAGTCCCTAGCAGACACAGTTTTAATAGCTTGATTAGATTTAGGGTCTATTAATCGCCACTGATCGTCACCTCTAACAGCTTCAAGAAATTCATCCGTTATTGTAATTCCGTTGTGTAGGTTAAGACACTTACGATTAAGATCACCGCCAGTAGTCTTACGCATAGCGATGAACTCTTCAATCTCTGGATGAGTGATGTCCATGTATGCCGCATAAGAACCTCTCCTTGTCACGCCTTGATTAAAGGCAAGCATCTGACTGTCAACTACGTGCATGAATGGAATGCTACCAGTAGACTGACTACCGTTAGAAGTTGAAACGCCGTTACTTCTAACATCACCCCAATATCCACCCAAGCCTCCACCGCCACTTGCCAGCCATATGTTCTCATCATAGTGATCAGAAAGACCACGCCTTGAATCAGGAACATAATTGAGAAAGCAGCTAATAGGTAAGCCGCGAGTGGTTCCCCCGTTACTAAGTATAGGAGTGCTAAAACCGAACCAGCCCTTGCTTGCGTAACCGTAAAGTCGCTGTGCAAGATTGTAATCAGTAGTTCCTTGAAACGTAGCACTGAATATTGAAGCCCTAGCAAAAGCCTCTTGAGCATGAGTCTCATCCTCCCAAAGGTATCTATCCTTTAGAGTTTCTAGTGAAAAAGTAGTTAAGGTTTCCTCAAGATCGTAGTCAATCTGAATCCCCAAGTAATCCTGCTTTCCAATCTTTAAGGTCATCTATATCGTCCTTTTCTTGTAGCTGCTCTTTCCTATACCCTTTGGTACGAGCTTTGTTTTTAGATTGTTTTCTTTTATGGAACTTAGCAGAACGCTCTGCTTTTCTATCGTAGCTGCTCACTAGGATGCCTCAACAAATAGTTCATCAAACGATTTTCATACCACTCTGCTTTACGCAAGTCTTCTATGGGCTTACCCTTGTAGCGGTAGCGCCATCGGTACTTGAGAGAGTTGCCACGCAGATAGCCTATGTACTCATCGTGATTAAGCATGCCCTCTATCGCATCAATACACTCTATGCCGCCGCTGTTGTAGTGTTCTGGCTTGCTAACTGAGTCAAACTTACTGCTGTTATCAGGTATGTTTTCACCAAAGACAGGGTGATTATTATGTTGGTCTTCTTGCTCAATTACATGATCTACCCAAGATTTCTTTTTATTAAGTTTATTCCACTCTTCTGGTGTTGCGTCATCAATGCTCTTCATTGCATCTCCACATTTAGTTTATCGTTACGCTTCTTGTAGTCTTCAGACTCTCTGGCTTTCTTATCAATCCAACTGTCAGGTATACTGTCCTCACTGAACCACCTGAATCCATTAGCTGTAGCCCATTCACCGTGTGATCTCTTAGTACCATCTCTACGGCGCTTGGCTCCCGGCATAGGGGCTGATGGATTAGCAAAC